CGAAGCCCCTGAGGCTATCGCGCTTCCAGCGGATTTTACTCCCGAGGCAACCGCACCGCCTACCGCAGAAGCGCCGGACACAATCGCGCTTCCAGCGGTCTTCGCTCCGGACACAATCGCGCTGCCTGCGTCTTTTGCAAGATCGACAGCACCGGATGCCACGCCCTTAATTCCGTCACCAATTGCTGAGACAACGTTTTTTCCAAGCTCCAATGCGCCTGAAAATATATTCTTTATATTGCCCCAAAGCCCTGTAAACACACTAGAGACCGCGTTCCAGATACCGGCTCCAGCGCTCAAAACACCGTTAATCAATCCATTTATAAGGTTGCCGCCTATATCTGCGAACACTGTTGACGGCGAGTGTATTCCAAAAAACTCCAATATTGGATCAATTATGTATTTTCCAAACACATCTCCTATGCCTTCGAAATAACCTTTAACGCCTGCAAGCAGCCCGTCAAATAATCCTTGCGCGAGAGATGATGCGATAGACAAAATGGCAAGCAAAAGCTTTGGAAGTGCGGCGAGTAAAGCAACTATTATCATCGGGATCGCCCGCATGACTGCTTCTATAATCGCCGGCAGATTATCGGCAATAGCTTGTATTATCAAAGGGAACGCTGTGATTATCGCGTCCAGTATAGCCGGTAAATTATCAACAATTGCCTGTATCAAGGTTGGCAAAGCCTGTGCAATGCCTGTAATCAAGGATATCACAAGCTGAACCCCAAGCAAAATTATCTCCGGTAGATTTTCCAAAACAAAAGTAGCAAGCGAAGTTACAAGAGTCAACGCTGCTTGTATGAGCTGCGGGGCTGCGGAAACTAAACCAGTTATAAGAGCCATAACAATTGTACCGGCGTTGTCTATGATCTGCGGGCCGTATTGAATTATCATTGCCGTTACTTCGTTAAGAGCGTTCGTCATCCATGATACAATTTGCGGAAGGTTCTGCAACATGCCGTTGAGGAAGTTTTTCACCATTGTAAGGCCTGCAGTAAAATATATCGGAAGTGCCGGGATTGTAACGGTAAAAAACTTCTTTATGTCATCAAGAAAATCTTGAAGATCATCAAGCGCGGCCTGCGGGTTAAACCTGATGAGCGATGAGAAAAGATTGAATCCTGTTCCAACTGCCTTTGCAATATTTCCGACAGCGTTTTTCACCGCGTTTGTCGCCTTCGAGAGATTCGATTTCATCCCTTTTGCAAAATTGACAATGAATGTTTTCGCGGCGTCGATGCCCGCGGCCTTCGTCATCTTTGCCTGACGGTCAATCTCGTTAAGAGCGATAATCATCGCGGTTGTTATTCGTCCTGATACATCGGCGGTGAGTGTGACCGTTTCTTCCGTTGTAAGCTTGAGATCTTCTCGAAGCTGTTCGAGTGCCTGCCCTCCAAGTGTTGTCATGTCTCCAAAGCGGTATCCAAGAGAAAGAAGTGTGTCCATGTATCGCCGAGCAGCTGAATTCACGTTCTCGGTATTCTCTTCCTGTGTAATCAATCCAGCGTTTGCTTTTGCGTTTGATATATCGATAGCCTTCTCGTATTCTTCTTGAGCTTTTATTGCGTCGTCCAGAGCTTTTTCATCTATTTCTGTGCTTCCATGTGGCGCGTCATCTATCGTCTCATTAAGTAGTTTCTGAGCTTCGGCAGATGCCATTATTTCATCATACAAAGCCTTATTAGTCATTTTGTATATGTCTATATTTAATGTTCCGTCATTAACTGCCCTTCCAAGCTGTGCAATCGTTTCGGTATACTCTACAGACACGCCTTGCAGTTTTGTTTGTGTCTCAATAAGCTTTAAATTTTCTTTTTCAAATGCTTTCGCTGCTTCTCCGTAAGATTCTTTCGCACTCTGTATTGATATTCCGAGAGTTTTTGAAGCGTCAAGAGCGGCGGATGGTGGGCCAAAGGCAATAATCTCTAACTGCTTCATCAAAGCTGATTGCTCTTTCAGATTTGCCAAGTGCCCTGCTTCCTCACCCTTCAATTTTGCAAGTTGCTTTTGCGTATCTGCGTATCCCTTCGATGTTTCGGCAAGTGCTGTCTGCAAAGCAAGGCGCGCTAATTCTTTTCGCCCTTTCAATAACGTTCGTTCTGTATCTGATATATCTATCTGCGCTCCGTCGAGATTCTCAACCGCCGTCTTGTAGTTATTTGTTGCAGTGATAAGCGTATTTGTTTCTCGCCCGAGTTCAGTGCTAAACTTTACAGAACCAGATATGTTGGACGACATTGTTTCTATCCAACTCGCAACACGTTGAATGGCAGGAATGAATGGCGCTATAACTGAATTAAGCAAAGACGAGAGTGAAATTTTCAAGTCTTCAATCGTGTCTCCAAGAGCAACAGCACTTGTTACCGCTTCGTCACTCATGACCGCGCCCATGTCATGCGCTTTCTTTATGAGTTTGTCCATGCTTCCTGATTGTTGATTAAGCATAGGCATGAGATCTTGTGCAGATCGACCGAACACTTTCTGCGCGAGCGTTGATTTTTCTACCCCCTGTTCCATGCCTTCAAAACGTCTGACAACATCTTTCATTACGTCGTCTTGTTTTCTCATGCTTCCGTCTGTGTTCTTTATTTCAACGCCTAACTTTTTGAATACGTCGGCATTTGTTTTCATGTTTTCTTGTAATGTTTTTGCACCGATAGAAAACGCGTCAATGCTTGCACCGTTTTGCCTCATTACATAATCAAGCTCTTGAAATGTTTTTTTTGTCACGCCTATTTGCTGGCTTACCTTGTCTATTCTGTCAGCCTCTTTAAGCCACTTTCCGGTTGCGGTTGCGATTGCTCCAATAGCAACCGCCATTACGCCAAGAGATGCTTTCCCGAATGATGCAAGCTTGCCCATCGTGTCTCGGATATTTGAGTTCATCTCCTTGAGTCCGGATTTCACACCGTTCTGGTCAATCTTTGTATCAATCTTTATGCTACCGTCTGCCATGTCATCCCCCAAAGAGTGCGCCGAGCCCCGGCGTGTCCAGTCTTACCGCGTCCTGTGCGCGCCTGAGTTTCTGCCTATATTCTGCCGAGTCGTTTTTGTCCGGCTCTTTTAATCGCAAGGCAATTGTTTTTTGCATGATCGTATCATCTGGAAGTCCGCGGAATAGTTCAAGAAAAACATACCAGTGTAATTTCGCAGTCGTCAAATCGATTCCATAGGCCTGAAAGAATGATACAAAAATACGCCCGGAGTCTATCGCAAAATCGAAACACCTTTTTCCTTCGCCTCCGCGCTTCTCTCCGCCTGATAAGAAGGTTTCCATGAACGGCCACGGGTCTTCGTTCGGAACACCTTCAGGAAAAAAAAGCGCGGCTATCTTCGCCGCCTTCTCGTCATCTGGAATGTCGGACTCGAAAACCTCGAAGAACTTCAACGCTGCGCGAAAGTCGGAATTAAATCGCTTCCCTCCGAACGTTGTAGGAAGCTCTTCGAGGAGGAGGTTCATTTTTTTATTGCTCCCATGAGCCGGCCGTTTTCTTCGATGCTGTCGGTAATGAGTTTTGACACCTCTGCAAATACCGGGAACAGGGAGAACACGGAATTATTGCAATCCTTCTTGATCTGCTTCCAGTTTTTCGCGCCGAGTACCATCGTGATAAAATCACGCTCAAGCTGGTAAAGGACTTTCATTTCCTGTCCGTCTACATTGCTTTCTGCAAGCCCTTTAATTTCCTCGGCCTTCGAGAGCCAGAGTTCCAGGATATCAGGATCGCCAGTCTCGAAGCTGTAGACTTTTTTCTTTCCCTTGAGATCTTCTATCTCGAGAGTTTTAATACTTGATCTGATTTTCATTTCGTTACCTCCATTTTAATAAAGGGCGGAGCCGAAACCCCGCCCATCCGATTAGGTCGCCGCTTTGATGTCTGCGGCTTTGAGCTCTGCAACGGAGAACTTGACAACGCGCTTGGTTGCGTCGAGTTCGTACATTCCGAGATACTGTCCAGCGGTTGCGGGAATATCCGCGCCAGAGGCGTACGCCGTGAGTAGTCCAGGGTATCCGTTCGCGTATGCTGTCTGCGTCTCGGCAGTAAGCTTGTACGCGAGAGTATTTCCCTGAGCGGCGGTTGCTGTGAATGTGGTGCATCCAACAGTGACGGCGGCGGCGGCTACGGTCGCGGTGAGAGCGGGAGCGGCAGCCTCTACAACCAGCGTTGGTTCACCGTTCAGGTCGAGAGAGCAGGCAAAGTCTACCTTGCCCTGAGCGTCTCCGCCACCGATGACAACCGCGTTGATCGTAACCGACCCGGAGATCTTGCGTCCGCGAGAGTCGAACGCCTGGAAGTTGGTTTTGCAATCATCCCCAAGCGCAAGCTCTTTCGAAGCAATGTAATCCTGCGCGACGTCTCCAACAACACGATGACCAACAACGTCATACGTTCGCTGTTTCCCGATAACGTCCGAGGTTGCCCAGCCATTGCCGTCGAGATACGCGGTTTGATCCTTATTCTCGTTATTGTTCGGCGTGATGCTTGAGATCCCGCGAGCAAGGCGCGCCCATGTACGATTATCTCCTTCGGGCGTGGTGTCTATCTGGAACAGATAGTAAAAGTTCATATCAAAGGTTCCAGCCATTCAATTACCCCCTTGTGGTAAAATAGTTCAGCCGGAAACCGGCTGTATATGTATAGTCTCCCGCCTCTGTCTTCTGCACAAGCGAAGGGTTAGAGGTCGGCGACACTGATACCAAAGTTTCATCTGTTAGTTGCACATCCGTGAGATCGAGTACAGGAAATAAATCACACAACGCATTATATGCCTTCCCGCTGTCATCGCTCCGAGCGTAAACAGAGAATGGAAACTGTCCGTCTCTCGACCCATCAAGATATCGCACCTCAACCGGGTTCCCCGGGTTTGCGCGTATCATCATCGCATCGCCTGTATCTGTTGGTATCATATCGATATACACAAGCGAACCAAGTATGGTAGCGTGCGCGGTTATGTATGCTGCGAGGTCAGCGATTATATTCTTCATTTGCCAAAGCCTCCCAGTCTTTTAAGTCTCGCGCCTTTGCCTGCTCGAACCATTGCGGCGAAGCATTTGGTTTCGAGTCTTTCGACTTGCTTGGAAGTCCGTAGTATTGCTTTTTCGCATACGGCTCATTCCACTCAAGCGTTCCGTCTCCCTGTATCGGGAAAACAGAACCTTGCAAAGACCCAGTGTCGACAGGGCAAAAATAATTCGAGTCGGCGGCGATCCGATTATCAAGCACGAGTTGAGCGCGTCCGATACGGTCGTCTATCTTGCTGATGATTTCGCTTTCGTTTATATCG